TCACGAACACTAAGGGTAGTTACAAAGTCAGACATATCCGAAAGGATAAGACCGACTTGCTCACCACTAGGAAGTGCTGCTGGATTGTATCCAGTCTTTGCATCTGTCAAAGCAAACTTAGGTTCTGCTTTGCCTTGTAAGGCGCGAGCAATTGGTTGGCCTTCTTTAGTTACATTAAGACCGCGAATATCTGCGATAGTTGACTGTAGGCCGTAGAAGATTTCTTTCTTTAAGCCTACTTCAGCATCATCAAATGCCTGAGCAATTAACTTAGCGTCGTTGCGTGGAAGTACTAAGCGTGCGTACTGGTAAACCTTTTTGGCTGAGTCAGCAGCAGTAACGTCCATAGTAGAGTTATCAAAGATAGGTACCTTTTCAAACTTAGCCTTAAAGCGATCAATTCGGTACTGGATCTGTGCCATTGAGAAACGAGCCATACCTTTAGTATCGTACTGAGGCTTAATCTTGCTAACAATTGCGTTACGATTTTGAATCAAAGTATCTTTAATGCCATCATCGGTAGCTGCGCCACCAAAGAATAGGTTATCTACGAACTTAGAACCCATAAAGTCAATGTTAAATACTTTATTAGCAGTAGTTACAGTATTGATGCGAGCCTTACGCAATGGATCTAGGCGCGGAATCATTACACGTTTGCGACCAATTTGGCCTTTCATCATTTCTTTAGTCTGATCTGCGTTTAAGAAGAACGCACGCGCAGTGTTGGCATCCTTAATAGGAGTGTCAATGTTGATGAAAGATTTGATAACTGCTGGACCAAACTCAGGTGCTGTAATTTCTAGTTGACGCTTAGCAGCAACTGCTGCTGCTTTGTTGCCAGAGGCAACTGCTTCGCGGTACTTTGTAAGTTGAGAGCCGTAAGTGTTCCAGAAGTTGATTACTGAACCTTTAGAAAATACTTCATTCACTTTACCGCCACCGACTACTACATCTAAAGAGTAGTTCTTAATGTCAACCATTTTCTTAGCTTTACCAAGGCCAAGTAGTGGATCAACGTATACGCGATAGGCAGCATCAACTGCGCCAGAGATCGCCTTGTACATAAAACCGTTTTTAATTAAATCACCAGGAGTAAGAGCATCAACTATGTTGGCTGCAAATCTACCTGGAGAATACTTGGCAGCGCTTACTGTATCTAGCGCATCATTCCAAAGATCATCTTTGTTTTGTTGAACCAAGGCAGCTAGTTGCTTTTCAGCATCAGTACCAGTAGCCATAATGTCGCTTAGCTTGTCTCCTTTAGACACACGCATAGCAAGACTGATTCGATCAGTGCCATATTGCTTCTGAGCCTTTTCAATACGACCAGGGCTAAATACTTTATCGCCTTTATCGTTAGCAATATCCCAAGCATTACCGGCTCCAACTAGAGGAACGCCTTGATCTAAAGCAACAAGTCCAGTACGTGCTATACGAGTAGCAAGATCAGATCCTTCTTGAGCAATACTAAACAATCCACCCAATGTGTAATGCCAAGTAGTACCAAGCCAACCGCGCTTAGGCTTAGTTGCTGGATCTTCACTACCTGCTAAATTAGTTAAAGCTGCTTTCTGGGCCGGAGTCTTAGAAGAATAAGCCTGAGCAGCAACATTAGATGGAAGATTGGAAAGTTCACGGTGTGAGGCAAGAGTATTGCTAAGATCTTGCATTGCTTTCTTTTCAGCAGCCGTTAAACCGGCTGCGTTAGCAGCAGCATTTAGATCAGCCAATTAGTCCCCCCGCGCAACTGCTTGCTGGTAAAGGATTGCAATAGTGCCATCTGTATCAAATGGAAGCATCTTTGCCAAAATATCAGAAGTTTTTTCTGTGGATTTAGCCATCATTAAAGCGTTAGAGCCAACGCCTGGACCCATATCAATACCATTAGTGATTGGTTCGTTAGGTCGAGCAGTTGGTTCAAATAAACCTGTTACTGGCGCCTGCATTGCAGCGTCGCGTACTTCAGCGGCTGGCATTGGGCGTTGATCTGGAGTTGTTGAAAGAGTCGCACCGGATTTAATTGCTGCGGTTTCTACGCCTTCACCGTATGCAGTAGATCCCATCTGTAGATTATCCGTGCGAACAGAATACTTGCCAGGACCTGAAACTCCGGCTTTAGGGTTCATTGGTTCAGCCATCTGTCTCTTCTCCTAACGTCTCTAAGTCTGCGGTCATATCTTCCCAAGCACGACTAGTCTTAGTCTTTTGGTTAGAATGATAAATTGATAGTTCTAATAGTTCACTAGTCATAGCCTCAACTGTCTGGGCTAGGTTGTGAATAAAACCTGTAAGTATTACTAGGAAATCAGAAGGGCGCACTGGGCGAGGAATGTCATTGTTATCGTTCATCACCCAGTACACCTCCTATAAAAAATTATCCCTTTTTAACTGCGTTTCCCTTGCGTCCTGCTGGCATCATTCCAAAGAATACCTTGCCACCTGCTGGCTTAGAGGTATCTTTCTTGCCTTCAACTGGCTTTGAAACTGGTGCTGCTGCACGTGATCCTTTATTCATATTACACCTCCCTCATTTATGCGGCGCCGGTGATACCAGCTAGTAGTTGGGCTATATCAGGTTTTTGACCAGCAGCAGGGGCCATACCGCCTTGTGGATTTGGAGGTTGCTGCGAGGCAGGAGCGGGGGCCGCACCTGCTGCTGGAATCTGTGGTTGCATACCAGGCTGTGCCATCTCTGGTGGCATTGCTTGTTCTGGCGCCGGTGCTGGTGTAAATGCTTTTTCGATAATGTTTTCTAGTGCTTGGCCTTTTTGCCGACCTTGGATAACAGTTGCGATACGGCTGATAATCTCGGAAGGGTCTTGGCCTTGCGCTGCGAGGGCAGGAATAGCTTGAGCATACTGTGCAACAGCAACACGCAAAGAATCACGCATCTCTTCAATATCAACACGTTGTTCCTCCTGAGTAACGTTTAGGTCCATAGGGATTTCACGACGTACATAGTCACGAGATACAAGTTTGTCTGAACGCATTTGTAGTAAAGCGATGATGGCACGGTTTGGATCCATACCAGACATAATTCCGTAACGTACATCTACGCCATACTCGCCTTTAATGTCACGAGATGGAACATATTTTAGTACGTAAGGTGTACCGTCATCGGTTCCCTTAATAGTCTTAGGGATTCCACCAAAGATTTTCTCATCTGCTTCAAAGCAAAGTGAGGCAAGCTCGGTAAATAATCTAGCAAACTGTGCTTGTGCTGCCTTGATCTGTGTATCAAAGCCTGCTTGTAAGGCTTGAACTCCGCGACCTGTAACAACAGATGCGTCAATGTTACCTGAACGTGACTCTGGGTATCTAGCACCCATACGAAGTTCACGTTCTAGTACGCCGGACTCAGTAAAGACTCCAGCGGGAAGTTCCAATGGAACGCGACGGATGCCTTGCGGATTAGCAGAACGCATAATTGCATCAGGGCCAAGTGCAAGTTCCTGAACATCTTGTGGAATAGCAATAGGTGCTTGGATAGATTTCTCTGCTGCTTGGATCTGAAGGATTGCAAAGCGAGCACGAGCAAGCTGAACTGAGAGCACATCATCAAACTGACCGCGTGCTTCGCCATCTAAAGATGAGCGCATCACGGTACGTGCCATAGACTTACCAAGAACGTTAGGAGTACGTGATAGTACTAGGTTCTTTCGCTCCGGTAAGTAAAGTACATCTTGATCTTTGTCGTGGTACTTAACCATTGAGACATAAGGAGAACCTAATTGGTAGTTGTTTCTACCAAGGATTTGTTCGTAGAACTCTGGATACTGGGCAGCTAATGATTCAGCATCGCTGATAATTACCTGAGTTAAAGATAAGGTGCGACCATAGCGATCTAACTCTGGATAAGTTCCAAATGGATTAAGCATACGGATACGTGGGTTGTTATCATCGTAATCCATCTCAACCATACCAACACACATACCATAGGTGTTATACCAGTCTGCTGCGGTATACATCTGTAGTTGAAGGTCAGAGTTTGAAACATAGAAGTTAGCAATACGGGTTCTAGTATCTGCGGCTTTGCGTGCAGTATCTGAAACCATATTAGTTGCTGAACAGTTAAAGGATGGCAGTGGTGCCATCGCTTCTGCTAGGTCGCGTGCTGCTACGTCAATGAAGTTTGCAACCAGAGGCTTTGGATAGTCCTCTGAAAACATTGAAGGAAATACCTTGGAGATATCTCCTTGACGCACCGAGAGCACATCGCGCATACGTTGATCTCGCGCTGCAGAGCGCGTGCGTAAGCGCGATAACTTCGCGTCAATTTCTTTGACTGATAACAATGGTGCTCCTTGTTAAATTACTTGCATACGGTTTTGTTCAGCGAAGGCTTCATCTAAATTGATAACAGTTCGCTTGCCTATCTCTTGCCGAGACAGAAATGGATTCTTCATATGGTGGGTGGCATACTGACCATAGTTAAGTAGTTCGCGTGCTCTGATCTCACAGAACCACAGCGCCATAACTAAGTCGGTCTTGCCTTTAGTACTAGGTGACCAGGTAACTAATTGTTCAATTAAAGATTTAATGTTTTCAGTTTGATCTGATGGCAGATGTATTAGATTATCTCTATGGTGCTTGCCATCGAACTGCTTAGTACCAAACAAGGTAGACATAGAAGCTACACCGAAACCGGCATCCCATTTATTAGATCCAGTATGGTGTTCCTTAAACTGTACTCCCTTGGATGCTAAGTGCATCCTGATACCTTCGTCCTGTGTTAAGAAGGATTGGAAGGCGTTCTTTTCGACGATCCACTCTGAGGGTGAGTAGAGGGACGTCCAATCAAAAATAAGATTTCGGATAGCAGCTGGAGACGGACGGCTAATCTTAATAGCATCTACTATGTACCTTTTTTTAGTTTGGCGATCAATGGCATAACAGATAGCTGCGGTATCACCAATCATCGCTGGGTCTAAACCACAGATGTAGGT